TCAATGCTTAAAGAAGTACCACGATCTAAGAACATCATGTTCTCTTCAATCGCTCCTTGCTTATCAAGCTCTGCTAATATAGTGTCAAATTGNNCAAGNCCNCCTNCNNNGTCAAAGTCTGGATCGTTAAATACTAGTCCTCTAGTTTCTAATGAATCAAACAAACCTTGCATACCTGAGATAGTAGCCCCTGCTGCGTCAGTAAATGCACTTTGAGCATCTTTGGCTTCAACCATAGACATCTCTAAGTAATCTTCAAAACGAATTCTAGACTCATGCTCAGACTTTAGGTACCATAGGTATCCTCCAGTTCCGATCTCAGTAGTAACTTCAACCCATCCAATTTGAGCAACGTCTGATCCGTTAACGGCATACTTGTCTCTTAAGATGATTGGCTTGTTACTGAAAGTTGTAAAAGAAGCGTCAACTGAATTACCAGCTAAGCTAGATCCTTTACCATATTCAGATCCATATACGAATAAGCTAAGTGGCGCTCCTGCTGTTGCACCCGCTAAGGCTGCTGGCAGTTGACCATTGGCAGTATCATATACTTCAATGTTATACGTTTGTAATCCACCTGCTAAAGCCCCTACAGACTTTATGAAAGCTTTTACTGTTTCATTACCTAAAGCTATTACTACTGTCATACCAGGTCCTAGTAATGGCACTTTGCCATCCGCTCCAGGAGAAGGTAATATAATAGTTTTAGCTGCTGCTGCACCAGAAGTAACAGTATCATAAGCAATGTGTAATCTTCCTTGTTCTGACCAAACTACTTGATCTGACGCCATTGGCATCTCAGCTCCGACCATACGTAAAAATCCAGTGATTGTTCTGTTTCCATAACGCTCGATTTCTTTTTCGTATACCTCAGGTAAAAATTGTTGTGCCCAGTCCATATCCGCAAGAGCTAAATAGTTGTCTCCGAATAATCCTTTTACTGGACGCGGTGTTAAATGCGCTAAATTGGCTAATGTAGCCGGCGCGGTTGCAAATCCTGTTGCCATAATTTTTCTTATTTAATGTGTTTAAATTTTTTAATTCTCAGTTTTGAATCACTTCCCCCGGAATCAACAGATCTAACTGACCAACCATTCGGTGCTTTAACATCCTCGTGAACGCCTCTCGCGCCCATTTGTACGTTTTTCGAATTGGTTATACTCGTTTTCATCGCATCGGCTTTCCCTTGCTCATAAAAATGATTTGCAATTGAATCTGCATTCATAGCTGTAAATAACCCCTTATGGTAACCCGCGGCATCTGACATCGCATTATCTTTGTCCAAGAACTTCTTGACGAAATTGTTAATGTCACTTTGGGTCTCCTTAATAGAAGGTGCGTCTTTAACTTTAAAACGGAATTTTTTGTCCCCAACCTGATAATCAAAACCTTTGAAATCTTGGTTAAAAACATTTTCTGTTTTGTTTAAAAACACCTCTGATTGCTTTTTAGCTAATTGAGTTGCTGTTTCGTTTTCTTTTGTATAGCGATTGAAAAACTCTACCGCTTTCTTTTGTTCAGGTGCTAATCTAGCTCCTCCACGAATTTCTTCGTAGTACTTATTTTTCATTCCCGTTAAATGAGCTTTAGCTTTTGCTAATTCTTCTCTTCGGGCTAATTTTTTTCTTTTAACATCTCGCTCTTCGTCAAATTCTTCGTCATAAAGAAAATTGTCTTCCATTAGGAAATCAATATCTTCTTTTTCTAAATGAGGCTTAGTGTTTGCATAGTATTCTTTTAGCAATTGGTCCTCGTTTAAATCTTCGTAGTTTTGATTAAGCTTAACGTAATCTTCCAGTGAGCCACTGGTTTCATTCATAAAGTCTATCACCTTCTGAATATTCTCAGGTAATTCAACGCCTGCGTTCGCTCCCACTATAGCTTGCTCAACTTGTTCGGTTAGCTCTTCTACCTGTTCCACTACCTCTTCTTCTGTTACCTCTTCTAAAACGGCCTCCTCGATAGCTGCTTCCAATACAGGTTCTGCTGGCGTTTCTGCAATTGGCGTTTCTGCAATTGGCTGTTCTTCAACTGGTTGCTCAATAGGTGTTTCTGTTACGGGTTCAGCGAATTTACCCATGTCTAGTTTAATTGTTCCGTCGTCGCCCATTGATGTCGGGCTTGTATCATCAACCGCAACTTCCGTTACTGGCTGTTCTACAATTTCTTGATTTTCTTCCATGATAAAATATTATATAATTATTGTTACTATTATTATTACTTAGGATCGAACGCACCTAAGCCAAATCCTCCGCCCATTACGTCATTTCCTGAAGACTCAAAGTTTTTGGCTGGAGAATCGTTCTTTCGCTGCTCAATCATTTCACTTTGCTGAGTCCCTTGTATTCGCGTTCTTTGATCTTTGCGATCTTCCATTTCCTTCTCCTTGGCTTTGTTTTTGTCTATCTCAAGACCCTTAAGCTGCATGTTGTACTGGAACTCTAATTCCATTAGTTCTTTCTTAGCTTTTACTTCAGCGGACATTTCTTGCTGCTTTAGAGTACCTTTAAGTTGTTCTAGTTGCGATTTAGTTTGAAATAGAGCTTGGTCTTTTTGTATTTCTGCTTGAGCAGCAACTTGTTGTGCCTGGGCATTAGCCTGGGCTTGAGCTTGTATGTTGGCTTGTTGTTCTTCCTGCAGCCTAGCTTGTCTTTGCTTTTGCTTAACCTTCAATAATTGGTTAGCTAGCTTTATATTTCTTACCTCTCGTATATCTATTGCATCAGACAAATCTATAGAGCCTTGTTGCAAAGCAATTTGAACATTGTTTTCGAGCATTTGAGATTCTTCTTCGTCAGGCATTAGTTCCAGGGATATTCCGAAGTCGTGCATATATAAATTTGACATTTCCTCCAAGATACCTACATTGAATCTACCTATTTTAGTTATAAATGCTTCTTTAGCTGGATGGTACTCTATTATATCCGATATTCTAAGTGACAAACATTCGCAAAGCTCTCTTGTTAAATACAAACCAGAATCCAATATATGCCTTGTTGCGGTGTTTGAATTTGCCGCCGCTAACTTTTGCACCCCTACTAATGCTCTAGAGTCAGGTGTAGAACCATCTCTTGCTTCGTTCAATCCAGTTACATCTCTTATCATTTGCAGATAATAGTTGTACGTGGATATTAATGTTTGTAGCTTTTGACCACCGCTGCCAGTAGGCACTTCTTGTATAGGCACTTTACCAGGATTCATATCTCCCTCTTGTGTAAATGATCTACCTATTATAGAACCCGTTTGAAAAAACATATTTAATGCTTCCTGCGGATTGTAATTTGTACCGTTACCTAAATCAACCTCGTTGATTCCATCGGCATCAAGATAAACACCGTCAGGTATCATTCTTTGTAGTACTTGTTGTAATTTCAAGTGAGTCAATTGCACCATATCCGCAAATCCTGTACACTTGCTTACTAATGATTCTATTCTACCCTTATACATTCTAGGAGCAGTAATAGCGTAATTCATTTTAACCTTAGATACATCACTTTTAGGGCGCATCATGTTTTTTGCCATTTCCCACTTAAGCATAATATCAGTACCAACAATCATTACCCCTTCGTAAAGTACTTCAAGTGATCTTGACATTTTACCAAATTGCTCCTCAAGCATTTCTACTGGTGGATCAAACTGATCATCTCTTACTATTATCTTAGTTGCTCCTGTAGAAGTTTCTTTAACTTTGTATACTTCATTCATGTAAGTTTTATAATTAAAGTATAAAACCTGTATGACGTTTGAATCTCTATTGTTATTGTACTCGTTGCTCACATTAGTATCAAAGACGCCGTAATTTTGTGTTCCTTGTTGCTGGATTCTTTCTAATTGATCCTGCGTTAAATTTGGGAATTGCTTTTTAAGCTCGTTTATAGGTACAAATTTTACTTCACCAGCATAATATATGTCTTGAAAATAAGGATCCTCAGTATAAGAATATACTAAATAAGCTGGGTCAACGTAATCAATAGTTACCCCCTCTGATTCTGAAAAGTTATTTTTAACAGCTCCAATACCCAAAGTCGCAAGATCTAAGTAAGTTCTTCTTTTTGTTAAATCATATCTGTTCTCATCAAGTAATGTGTTAAGAGCAGTTTCCTCCGCTATTTCAATACCTTGCTTGTAAGTAAGTTGCATGTGTATGTCAAGCTCTTCTTGCGAATCAGGTAATGTTTCTGGAGGATTTTCAAAAAGATTAATACCAAAGTTTTCTTGCGCAAAATTGTTAAGCTCTTCTGTTTGCTTATCTCTTATTACGGATTCCATATAAGCAGATCGCTTGCTTACCCCGTATGGGTCTTGTGAATATGTACTAATATCAAAAGATCTATCTGCGATCCCGTTTACAACTATATCAACAAACTTTGATAATATAGGCACAGGCTTCCAATCTAAATTCAAGTAAGATAAATCTCCATTAATAGAAAGTTCGTCTTTATACTTCTGCACAGGTTGTTCACCTCTTGCATATAACCTTAAGTTATGAAAAGTATTTTGATTGCTTCTATAGCGAGTAGCCCCTGTATTACTGGAAAACCATTCGTTTTGAATCGCTCTACCAACCTGTAACCCGTAACTCTCAGAAACTTTTTCTTGATCACTTACTACCTGGCTAGGGAAAAAACTATTTATTGCATTTATCGCCATATTATCTTTTTATTATTTTTGATGCGTTACCTTCGTGGGTATATTTCGCAAATCTTAAATTAACAACTTGCCTCTGCCTAATATTACTAGGCCTATATAGATCTTTGTTGCAAGCCATTATGGCAAGCCCAGAGCTAATAGCTGCATCAAACTTCGTCCTATTATTTATATCAAATTTAGACCAGTCGTTTAATGTCTCATTAAAATACATTGTCCCGTACTCTCCTTCGTCATTAAGCCCTACGTGTCTGTCTATATACATTTCAATAGCAGCAGCGTGTGCTTGTTTTATATCCTCACTTGAATTTGGTATTCCACCTATTTCTTTCTCGGTAACAGATAGCTTGTTCCATAGCTTGTCTGGTCTGTTCATAGAGTAACCCCTATAGCCCCTTCTTTTAAAGTAATATAAAAGTCTTGGCTTGTTATTTTCACACAATAAAGGCATTCCATAAAATACGCATGCCATAAGGACATCTTCAAAAAATATCTCAGCGGTTTGAGGCCTTGCTACATACTCTAAAAAGAAAGTACTTGGCGGAGCGTCTTCCATACTAAATTTGGTTAAACCGTGCAAAGCACCCTTGGATCCTCTGCCGTCAGTTGTACCTGATATATCGTAACTATCACAACCAAAAGCACCCATGTGTTCATTGCCAGGATGTTTAACGCCGTTTTTGATTACTTGCCTGTTCTGTATACTATATTCAGGTGTCCAAGAAATTAAAAATCTTCCTTGAGGGTTTGGCGTAAATACCACCTTGGTATCTTTAATACCGTTTTCCCAATGAAAACTACCTTTAGTTAATACATTGCTGTTCCTTAGATCTTCGTTGTAATCTATTTGTTCGTATATTTTTGCTAAATTAAATATACTGTTTTTTGTTTCATCTCTGAAAGCGTGTTCCTCTGTTCTAGGAAATTGTCGGTAAAACTCATTTAGAGCGTCCTGGTCGCCTTTTAATCCATCAACCTCATTATTCCAGTGCTCTATAACCCCGACGTCTATAACGTCTCCGTGTGGGTCCACAGTCCTTTCTGATGGCGTATTAAATACAGCGTGCCCGTATTCATCTATAAAACCTTCGTAATTCCATTCCATGGGAATAAACAAAGAATACAGCCCGGATCTAGTTTGACCGTTGGCATTTCTTTTAGTTACGTCTGAACTATTATATAGCTTTTTAAAATTCTCTCCTCCTTTATCTAATGCGTTTGATGTTGATCCCATCATGCACTTACCAATAATACGACTACCTAATCTTAATGTTGTTTTCGTGACCCTCCAGTTGTTGAGGATGTTGTTCGGCCTTTCCCATTTACCGCTCTCATCGTGGACGAGGAGTTTAAGTTTCTCCCCATCGTACGCATTGTCCCCTGTGTTCTTCCAGTCAATGGTGGTATCGAGACCTGCGAGCGATTCCGTCTTGTCATTCGAATCGAGTCTGCGTCGTGTGAATTTGGATGCGGGTACTCTGTATGCGAGTTCTGTTTTGGGACGGTCCATTCCGTCTTGTATTGGTTTGAAAAAGAATGGGTAGTTAACAGATATGGGTACAACCTTATCGGTGAACATTTTCTTCGCATCGGCCCCAGATTTGGACAATATTCCAATCCGTGCATCGCTTGATATGGTCGCGAGGTTAACTGTCTCCCCTGACCCCATGAACGAAAAACCCGAACGTCTGTTCTTAAGATAACACATACCATAACATCTTCTGTCGGCTTTACAAGCTTCCCAGAATATGAAGAATAATCTGTTTGATTCCCTAAAGTCAGGTTGCCCAACGTCAATCTTGGTCCACTGCAAGTACATAAAGTGAGTACCAGTAAGGTAAGTATCCACGCCTTTATTATTGAACCAATGACCGTTCTCTCTTTTGTTGAAATTTTCATCTATATATTCTCCCCATTTTGTTTTGAATCCCTCAGGGTAATCCCTCCAATCAAAAATGCTTTTTATGCCTTTCAATTCTTTTGGGTATTCCTCTGGAGTCCATTTGTTAGTAGCTTTACTTAATTTGCCTGGAGATTTAGGCAGCGCTATCTTTAGATTTTGTATATTATAGATTTCGCCTATTTGTCCAGTTTTGCTTATAACAACGACATCGTGTTCCTTGTTATAGCCATATTCCCATTTTTTACCTTTATTAAGCCGCGTAATTGTTGTGCGCCTTATAGGTTCTATTATTTGATATAGTTCTTGGGTATACATTATTTGGATCTATTTTCAGCAAATCCACCGAAGCTAGTAGTTTCAACTTCTTGCCTAGGTTTGTTCTCGAGGATTCTTTCTTCCTCTTCAATACGGTTAAGTATTTCAAACGCGTCAAATATAGCCAGCTTTTTTGTAGCTGCCGCATTCTTGAGTCTGTCTGCTGAAATGTCATCGTCTGAATCCACGATGTCTTCTTTAGCTACTTTAATGAGTTCCTCTACTGCTCTGTGCCCAGCTCGGATTATATTCCTCTTCGTTTCCTTTATGTCCATAATTGATTGTAATTGAATTGTTGGGTACTCGGTATAACCTCTGCCCGTCTATAATAAATTCGTATTCTGATGTAGGCCTAAAACCCACTATATTATCTACTTCTAAGCCACAAGTGCAATACTTAACCACGCCTATTAAAGGCTTTTCAAAATCCATTGAAAACATTTTGGTTTCTTTAACCGGCATTACAAAGCAAAAACCTTCTAATGCTTTCCACTCGCCGTTTCTTCTGTAAGCGTATATTTGATCAGGTTGTGCTAAGTAGGTCTCTTCAGTTAAATAGCTTTTACTATTTTTTTCTTTACCTCTTACGTCTCTAAATCTTCTGAATACATTGTGATGCACTATAACCTCATCACCTTCTTTTATTTCTTTATATTTCTCCGCTAATGGTAAGCTTAAAACAACACCAACTCTATTCGAGTACTCATGGTTTTGTAATTCAGTATTAAGCAATAGCTCTTGTCCGTCGATAGTTGTTTGTCCTGTCGTTCTAGCACCTTTTGGCGATACTAGGTAATTAAATACACTCTGCATTCTACCATGCAATATTGTATTCCACAGATATAGACATATTCTTATTGAAGTCTTTCCATGGCATGATAACATCCCCTTTTGATATATAGATTGAGTACTTTGTTTCCTCTTCTATAATGTTCTCTATAGTATGACCACCATACACTTCCTGTCCAACAGTATAGTGCATGGCATCATTCTTATAGTCTTTGCCTACACTAATCTTTCTTATCAGCTGCATGTTCTGTAATTTCCCCCGTAGTAAGATTAATATTTACATCTCCGTATTTAGCGGCTAGTATTTTTTGAGTACTTTCAACTTCTTTATTAAGCAATAGTATGTCTGCTATTAACTTAGCTTTATGCGCTTCGATTCCACCTATTTGCATTTGAACTTCACTAACGCTATTAACCGCTGTTTGTAGTTCTTTTAATTCAGTTTCGCTTAATGATTTTTTCACTGCTGTGAATTCTGTGTACTCTTTTACTTTCTTCATAATATTAAATTTAATTGTTACTTATATGGAAACATCTTATTTAGTGTTTCTTTTCTTTTATCACAACCGCAATCCCATGGCAAAGCCTTAACAGCTTTTTTAATTCCGGTTACGGTTGTAATTTTTTCTATTGTGTCTCCTAAACCTTTGGATTTCATTATTTAAAATACCCTTTTTTTAATGGGCCAGCCTTTTTGAAAAGTCCTCCGCCTTTGCTTAATTTTTGCTCTGCAGGAGTAAACCCTATTTCAGTATTAGGACTTGTATTAATATTTGAAAACGATTTGCTTTTTCCTGATAGAGTAGACATACCTGGTTGCTCTGTTTTTAAATCAAAATCACCCATTGTTGCTCTTTGGTCCTTGTTCCTTACGTTTGCTTTACTAAATCCGCCCACATTTTGTTTGGACTGAGCATTGGTGTTCTCTACCTCTTGCTTTGCAAAAGCTAATTTTGATTTAGCGCTGCGCATTTTGCGTAGTTCTTTTTGACTTAAGTTATCTTTTTGTGTAAATTCACCTGCAGCATTAAAAGATCCGTATTTACCAAGCTTGCGCTCGTTTTTATTTACGCCCCTATTTGCTCTTGTGTTGGCTCTAAAATTATTACGCCTATCATAAGCTGATTGCGCTTTCCCAGTTGATTTTCTGTATAAGTCAGTATTGGTCTTAACCTTAGTTTCCTTGTCCGGCCCTACTGTATCTGGCTCGAATGTTCCAGTACCAACTTTTATTTGATTTTCTTTTCTAGCTCTATATCTATCGTCTTGAGCTTTTCTTTGCTCAGGTGTTAGCGCTGCGTAAGCCGCATCTCCTTCTGCTGTTCTGGTCGGTTTTTTAATCCCGTCCTTCATTATTTCTTTACCTTTAACAATATCTCCAGCTGTTTTAACGGTTGTGGTAGATTGGCTTGAAACCCCTGAGTTGTCTTTCCCCGTCTGTAAAGTTTTCTTATTTTCCGCTTGAGCAGATTTTTCTGCTTCTGTTAAATCCTTAAAAGGAGAAGACTTCATTGAATACCCTTTCATTTTACTTGGAGAAGGCATAGTGCGAGTCTTATTGTTTCCATCAACTCCAGCCGGTCCTACATTTAGTAATGGCTCTTTTGTTTTAAACATGCCACTTTTAACTCTGGCTGTAATTGGTGTATTTTTCATATTTGTAGTTTTGTGTTATTAGAATTTTGAAAACATAGACTTCGTGTCTGCGGGCTTAAAGCCTGTGCCTTTGACAGCGGGATCTTTATCTTTCCCTTTGCCAACTGAATTTGCAAAACCAGCTAAATTTGCTGCAGTAGGTTCTGGGGTTGCGTCTTTAAATCCGTCCGCAACTGCTGCTCCAATATCCGTAAACTTTTTATTAGTATTAGCTGCGCCGTCCACTAAAGCCATATTGATTTTCAAAGGAGATCTAGACTTATCTGTTATAGGTCTGCTTTTACCTAAGTCGCCACTATACCCATCCTGAAAATAAGCTTCACCTCCGTAGAAGTTTTTCTTTATTTTAGCGGGGCTAGTTATGTTGCCAAATCTTTTTTCCGCTCTAGCTAAACTACCTGGCTGATCACCGCCTTGGCCTTGTCTTGGGCCTGGTGCTGATTTTTCTTGAAACCCGTGTTGGTTTCTTTTGCCTAGCCTATTTGCTTCGCCTCTAAAATTTAATCCCATAATTATGATTGTTTATATGCTTCGTTTTCCCACTCAAAATCAGGGTGTCCTTCATTCATTGTAGCCCTATCGTATTTTCTAGCAGGAGATCTAGTGTCTCGTTTCCAAGTAACAGAATCGTCTGAGTATTGCAATCTACCAGAAGCCATTTGATCTAAATGTACTTTTTCGTGGTTTACCGCGTCTTGCACTTTGCTTTCAGGCAAGTCTGAGCTAACAAAGATCGTTCCATCTCTATTAGCTTCTGCTTGTACTCCTTCTTCTAAATCATCCTTTATAATAACAGGTGTGCCAAACTCTGATGTAGCGTCGTGCAAACCGAATATTTCAGAATGTGATTTTAGCTTAAATGCCATTATGCTCTAGCTTCTTTTCTAGCTGCTCTTTTTGCTTTTCTAGCGTCTACTCTATCCATTCTTTTTCTCAACCTTTGAGCTTTGCCTGTGTTTCCACTAGCTAATGCAGCTTCTCCTTTTGCTCTTATTTTTTGAGAACGGGTTGGTTTAGCTTTTGTTACTTTTTTGGTAACTTTAATTTCTTTAGTCTTGATTGGCTTTGCAGTAGGCAATGCAGCCTTTTCGTTTTTAGGGCCTTCTGCTTTTAGGGTAGTAACCTTTTTTGTTTTAGACTTCATTTTAGTCTTAGGAACATCACCGGTGATTTTTCTTCCTCCAGTATTACCGCTATTCATGCTTTCGCCTTTAGTATTACGCATGTTAGGTTCTAAGCCAGGGGTGTTAAGATCAGTGTTACCGAACTTGTCCTTTTTTGTTTGCATGGTGCCATCCCCAAGTTTAGTATAAAGTTTTTTCTTACCTGCTATAACTTTGTTTTGACGCTTTGCTTCTCTTTTATACTCATTTTTATCCAAGTCGCCATAGATGTCCATATCTCTTTTCGCGTAAGCCTCATCCATCGTTCTTTTTTGCTTAGCTGGGGATACCGCTTTTTTTATTTCAGCTACTACTTTGCCTACTCGAGTTTTACCAGATTTTTTTCTTTCGTCAACTCTAGCTTGTGTTTTCTTAGCGTTTTTTTCTTTTCTTTCTGTTGCACTATTGTTTCTTGCCGTTCTTTTCTTTAGCCTTGCGGTTTCTTTTTTAGTTCCCGAAGTGTTTCTTTGTATATTTGCTACCTGATTGCTTACTTGAGCAGCGGCTGCTTCTTGTTGTGCTCGTTGCAATGCAGTTAGAGGCTTAGTCGCTCCTTTTTTTGTTAGTTCGCCGCTATCACCACCTTGTGTATTGGAGATACTCCCTCCCTCTTTAGTCTGTTTTGCCGGAGATCCGAATCTACCCGTTGCCAATAAGACAGGGGATTTAGGTGTCATTTTAAATGCCATAGTGTTTGTTTTATCTTTCGTTATCTTTAATCATATTATCAATCGCATGATTGAAAACCTTATCGGTATATGTTTTGTTTTTATAAAAAGTACTTCTTTCTGATGTAGGCAAATCTTCTTCGCCTAGTAGTATTCTATATATTCTAGTTATAAGTTGCTTACACTTAAAAGAAGTTGTATACGTATTGTACTTCATTGTTGTCCTGTTCCTTTTGCTAAAAACAGTTATCCAATCGTTCTTACGTAATCTTTCCCACCTTGCTTTATCCCAAGAATAGGTGTATGCACCTTTAATAAAATCATTACGTATAAAATGGTTTTTACAATCTAAATAAATAAGTAACTCTAAATCCGCATCTTTCAAATCGTAAGTTTTACAAGCCCATCTTCTGACAAGCCTGTAATACTTAAATATGTTCTTATTCCTTAAATCCTGCGCGCTTAGTCTCATTCAACTAAAACAATATCGTTGATGGTAATAACATGGTACATCCTGTCATTCCATTCTATCCCGTGACCAGCGTGTTTGTCATATCTAACAACACTACCTTCTTTTATATAATCAACTTTATCGCCAGCACTTATAACCTCGGCTTTTAAATACCTAATGTCTGTGTTCTGTATTTCAGTTAATTCTAGGCCAGCAACCGTTTTCGGCGCTTCCTTTATCTTATCTATTACGATATAATAATTAATTGCTTTCAAGAGATCTTACATTTGAGATTATACAATCGGCTGAGATAATAGTAGTGGCAACACTTAT